AAATTATAATTATTTATTATTTATTATTTATTCTGGAGGAGGGATTTTTTCGGCTTTAGGCATTTTTAAATTTAATTTCAAAACTCTATTTATTTTTGCCAATTCAGACTGTTTTGCAATAGCAACTCCCTTCTCATAATCACGAATAATTTCTTTTTTTAATCCACATTTTATTGCTAATTGTTCTTGTGTTAATTTCATTTCGTTTCTTTTTTTTTGTATTTCCATAGCCATTTCACGAGTTACTCGTGGAGGTTTGATTTTTTCTTCCGAAATTAATCTCAGATTTTCTGGAGGTTTATTTTGTATATTTTTACCAGAATTTGTCTTTGGCTGGAGTGAAACTAAACCCTTTTTCTTGAGTTCTTTTGAGTTTAATTTTCTTTTAAGATAACGAACTTCAAAATCTTGATCTTGCATTGTTGTCATTAATATATATTTATATTTATATATATTAGTAAATAATTTTCTAGCAATATTATATTCAATTTTTTTCATACTTAAAGAGCAAACTAAAAATACTTAAAGAAATAATATAAATCTAGAAAATATATAAATGTATAAAAACCGAAAAAACTATGCTTATGAAATATTAGGCTTAGAGTCCAATGCGTCTCCAGAACAAATATTCTCTGCATATAAGGCAAAGGTAAGAAATATAGATTATCATGATAGGAAAAAATTAAACCAATTAAATATGGCTTATGATATATTAACAAATAATTACGATACTAACTTTATGATGCCAATATTTCCTGATATAAATAGAATTTTTAATGATTTTAATAATTTTAATAATTTTGACAATTTTTTTGATGAGAATAATTATTCCTATAAGCGTAGTTTCACAAAATCCATGTATGTGGATAAAGATGGTAAACTAAAAAGTAAATCTTACAAATATATTGATAATAATGGTAAAAAATTCAAGGAATCGAAATATAATGATGGAAATAAAATTATTATCAAAAGAATGAATAATGATGGTACCATTAAAACATATGAAAAACCATTTGAAAAACCATATGTTTCTCATAAATCACAAAAAAGTAGAATCAATAATTCAAATGATTTTGGGAATTATTTATTGTAAAAAAAAATTGAAAATTCAATGATTTAATATCACCTGGTGAAAATACATCCTTTAAAAGGATGTTTCCTTTCAACTTTTTAGAAATAGGACCTAATACTAAGAATGAAGATGAGAGAGTAATATTTGAATATGAAGATGGTATTATAATGGCTATTTTCGATGGGCATTTTACTAATGTGGCATCAAAATTTTGCGTTAAAAATCTTAAAAAGATTTTAAATGAGTCAAAAAAAACATCTTCGTGGATAGATCGTCTTGGAGAAACCATTAAATCATTAAATAAAAAATTATTTAATGATAATTTTAATAGTCCAAAATTATGTGGTGGTACCACTGCTAGCATCATATTTGTATCTCACAAAAATGATGTTTATATTGCAAATATTGGAGACTCACAAGCAGTTATATATGATAAAAAAACTGGTAATATTTTAAAAAATGATACATATGAAACAAAAGATTATATGGAAAAGGAATTTAAAACTCATGGCATTTCTCCAACCTATCCATGTCATTCTTATTTTGAAAAAAAATATTATGTGACAAAACCACACAATTATAATGAAATAATAAAAAACGGCAAAAATATTTATGAAGGAAAGAGAGAACATGATTATTATATGAAAATATCTAAAGATTATTTCTTCCAAAAATCCGAATTTATCCATTATTTGTATTGTCCATATGGGAAATACACCATAGAACAAAAAAATAAATACTTACAAGATCCTGAACCCGGGAAATATTTTAAAATTATTTCTAATATAAGAATAATTGGTGATTTTAGTGTTAAGGACTTAATTCGCGAACCTGAAGTATATCACTTCAAATTAACAAAAAAACAAAGAAAAAACTGCATTATATTAATTATGAGTGATGGTATGACTAATCATAATGCATTTACTGTTGAAAAAATTGGCAAATTTTTAGTTAATCCTTTAGAATATTTAATGGATTGCGAAAATATAATCTCCCATACAGATGTATATAATTTGAAAATTCTTGATAGTAAATCCATAATCAGCGATTTCCCTAAAATAAATGAATTAGATAAAAAAAATGAAGATTTCAAATATAAAGATAATATTAATACTATAACTAATTTAATCATAAAAAATTTCGAAAAAATTATTAAATCACTTTGTTCTAATATTCGTAATGACGAATTATGGATTGAAACAATCAAAAAAAAGTATGAAGAATTTTCCAAATTAATAAAAGAATTTGATTTTACAAAAAATATTGTTACTTACCCTTCAATTATTAATTCATTATTACCAATTATGGCAGATATAGCTATCATGCTAGGTAGTACTGATAATATCACATTAGTTGGTCTCAGTTAGAAATTAAAATTTTTTTATTATAAAATATTTTTTTATATTATCAACTTATATTTCAAAAATTAGTAATAATTAAGCACGTGTTTAATCATTAGAATTTTTATCTAGTTGTGCTAATTAGATGGAAATTATTACTAAAAAAAATAAAATTAAATGACTAATTATAAAAAATATTAATATGCAAATTTATATCGAAATATTTATGAAATAATTAATTAAATTAAAAAATTGAAATTAATAATATTATGAAAAATGTTAATCAATAATATTAATAAAAATGTTTGGGAAATACAAAGTCGCAACTGAACCTGAACCATGGGAATGTAAAAAATGTACATATTTCAACTATAAACACAGTTATAGATGTGAAGCATGTGGTTTGTTTCCTGACAACTCTATTACAATAAATTTTGATAAAAAATCAAGAAAAGAAAATAAATATTTCAAAACTTTTAAAATTTTTGAGAAAACAAAAATATTAATGCCAGTAATTTATATTAGAAATTATGAACAAACAATCAAAAATATGGAAATAATTAAAAGAAATGATATAAAATATGTTTGGTTAAAAGGTACTTATTGTGAAGATAAAATTTTTATTGAAATATTTAAAATTGTTCGAAAAAAATATCCAGAAATTTTTATCGGACTAAATTTCTCTAGTCCCAATATGAAAAATACTTTTAATTATTTAAACAATTTAATAATATCAGAAACTAGGCCTAATGCATTATGGATTGACGAATCACGTATTGATGACACAATTTCACAAAAAAGTGCCGCAGAAATTCAAAATTTTATTCATAAAATAAATTTTAAAGATTTATATTTTGGTGGTATACTTATAAAAAATAAATACAATAAAGATTCATTAGAAAAAATAACAGAAAATGCTAGTAAATATGTAGACGTCATAACAACATCAGTAGAAGCAAAAGAAAAGAAAACAGAAATAGAAAAATTAATAAGAATATATGATTTGAACAAAAAATTTGATATAGATCTAAAATGTTTTGTTGCAGTAGAAACAGATGTAACTCTGAAGGACATAAACGAATTTATAAATTATTGTAATATTATTATTATTGGCCCTTCTATTTATGACGAAGACAAAATATTCAAAGAAGAAGAACTTGTAAATCTGAAAAAAACAATTGAAAAATAATAATTTCAATTTTTTTATTAATAATTAAAATTTATTTTCAAAATTACAAATTAAAAATAAAAATAAAAAATTTAAAAAAATCATTATTAATGTTATCCAATGTTTATGATATTCAAAACTATTAATATTAGAAAAACCTATTAAAATTTAATAAGTATTAATAAAAAAATATCAAATAATACCTCTTTTTTTTTATCAAAAATAAACAAAATAATTATTCGACAATTGTAAATAAAAATGTTTTAAGGGATTTTATTATTTTTTAACTTAAAAGTCATCGAACTTTTAGGAATTATACATGCATTATCCTATTAGAAAAATTATAATTTAATTTGTTTTCGGATATGATAGTTTTTAAATATTTTTAATAATGAAGCTCTTTAAAGAAAAAATAATAAAAAAATGGCAAACTTTGGTTTATATTATGTTTTCCAAAAATTATGAGTAATAATACGATAATTAATATATTATTAAAAAGTTCGATAACTTTTTAGAATAGTAATAATAAGAAAAAATGCGTTTTATCAAATAAATTAACACATTAAATTTAGAAGAAAATATTAACTAATAATTTTACAAAAAATTTCTATTAACTCATTTGTTGATTCATTAAAAATAAATTATGTTATTATGATTATTTTGATAAATATATGGGAAATATACTAATTTGAAAATTAACAAGATTTATTGGTTTTTTTAAGAATTAAATTTTTTTAATTTGGTAATTAAAAAATGATTTATTATCATTAAAATTGAAAAATTTGTGAAATGAAAAATAAATAATTATTTATTTATAACTAATGTCATCAAATTCCAATTTATTTGAAAAATATATTATTGGAAAAGAAATATTTAGTTACATATTGACCTTTTTACCAAAAGAATATATAATATCAAAAAGATCAGTATGCAAAAAAATGCGCGAAATACTAGTAATTTTATTAAAAATGTATTTGGTCCATTTGAAGAACCATATAATATGTATTATTTGAATCATATTAATACAGATTTAAAAAATTTAACAAAAATAAATAATAAATTATGCTATTATAGTTGTTTTGATGATTATATTAAAATAGGTGATAGTTTAGTTATTAAAGAACATGATTTTAATATAGAAGGAATTACTGGAAATTCAAATATAATTTGTTATCATGATAATTCAAAAATTAACATAATTAAATATGATGGGAAATTAATTTCAATAATAAACATCTTTGAAATTTTTAGTATAACAATGGACGATAAATACATATATGTTTTAGGTGAAAATGACATATTCCAATATGATACTAGTGGTGAATATATTAGGTGTTGGTATGTGGGTTATTGTAAATTTGATGGTAATTTTGGAAACAAAATTATTGTAGATAAAAATGAAATATTTGTTTTGTTAGACATTTGGAATTGTGTCAAAATGTATTCAAATGATGGAAAAATAATTAGAGTAATAGGCAATGATTGCTTTAGTTACAAAACAAGTTTTGATGTTTATAAGAATCATGTATACATATTTGATATAAAAAATAATTTAATAAAAGTTTTTACGAGAAATGGAAAATTAGTATATTATAAAGAATGTGTATATAATTATTGTGACAACTTATTTATAATTGATGATAATTTATATATTCTTGCAAACAAAGAATGTATATACAAATTAAAATTTTATTAAATAAATAAAAAATATTTTTTATCTATATGGTTGAAAAACGTAGTAATACAATTAAATTTTATTAATTAATACTCAGAAAAATTTATCACAATATTTGTCAAATATTAGACAATAAATAATTAAAAATTGAAATGAAAAAATACTAGAAAAATAATATTATGAAATTTCATCATAATGTTATCCGAAATCTACAATATTCAATATCATTTGCAAACATTAAAAAATAATATAAATATTTTAGAAACAACATGTGATTCTCTCATATTTAATATAAATACAAAAGAAATGGAGAAAATAATATTATTAATTAAAAATAAATCTTGTAATAAAAAAAATTTATTTGATAAATATATTAAAAAAGAAATATTTAGTAATATATTATCCTTTCTGTCAAAAGAATATGTAATAACTAAAAGATCAACATGTAAAAATTGGAATGATATATTATCTAATAATTTTATAAAGAACTCATTAGGTCCATTTACAGAACCATTTAATATTTCTTATCTGAATTGTTTTAATAATAAGTTTGAAAATATTAAAAAAATAAATAACAAATTATGTTGTTATTATTATCTTGATGAATATATAAAAACATTAGATGATAATGGTGAATTAATAAATAAATACAAAGTCAAAAAAAATATTATCATTTTTTCAAATACAGATCTAGTTTGGTATGAGGACTACAAAATAATTATTAAAAATTCCAACAAAAAAATAATAATAGAATGGAGTAAACCTATATATGATATAATTGTGGATGAAAACAACATTTACATATTGAGCGGGAAAATATACAAATATGATAGAAAAGGAACATTTATTGGATCTTTTAATATTGGATTTCATGAAATTAATTCAAAAAATAAAACCATTATAGATAATAAACAAATATTTCATTTGGGTCCTAGATCTTATATTTATATATATTCGAATAATGGAACATTTCTTAAATGTATAAATACTCGTAACAAAATAGGTAATTTTGCAACTTTTGATATATATAAAGATAAAATTTATATGATAAATGAACCAGAAAATATAATAAAAATTTATACGAAAGAGGGGAAAGGAATATATTATAAAAAACATAATATTAAAAAAATAAGAAATTTATTTGCAATAGACGACAAATTATATATTATTACGATGGATAAAATACATATTTATGAAATAAAATTTTTTTAATTTATTTAAAATCAAGAAATAAAAAATTATTTATTAAAATTAGATAATAATAGCATTTATTCATAAACATATTAAAAAGAAAATATTTAGTTGTATGCTGTTTTAACAATACATTACAATAAAAAGATTAATAATATTAACTAGTTATTATACATTACTCAAACAATTCTACAAGTAATTATTAGTATAATTAAACTAGGTAAAAAAATATATCACAATGATTTTTTAGGGATCAGCAAAAATATTTAATAAAAATTTTGAAATTATTTGTGGATGTAAATTAGGTAGACATATCAAAAAAAATTTGAAAATACAAAAAAATTTGTATTTCATACAGTTATATGATTTTTATTAGAAAAACTCAAGTTATTTAGTCCGCTGAAATTTATTCTCAAACACCCATTTCATATTTTCCAAATTTTCGGTTTTTGCAGTGAAAGCAAATACATATGCATCATATGAAACATTATTTTTAAGTAACCCGCCTTCGCCGGTTCGCTTCGCGAAACACAACTTCGTCAATTTTTTGATAAATATCATTAATTATAAAATGTTTTCAATATTATTGGCGAAGCCAATATACAACGAAGTTGTGTTTCGTGAAGCGAACTTGGTAGAGCCGGAGCGAACCATTTCATAGTTTTTAAATCTTCTCCTTCTGGACATGTTTTAAAAATCTTCAAATTTATCCTTATCTTTTGTAATATTAACAACGAGCTTCGGGGGTCATATTTATCTAAAAAGTCATCGAACATTTTAATAATAGATCAATTATCGTATTATTACTCATAATCTTTGGGAGACATAATACAAAGCATTAGTTTGCCATTTTTTATGATTTTTCCTTTAGAGCTTCATTATTAAAAATATAAATATTTTTAAGACGTTAGCATCTAAAAATATTAAAAACTACCACATCTCCGAAACCAAAATTAATTATAATTTTGCTAATAGGATAATGCATTTATAATTTCGAAAAATTTGATGACTTGTAGGACTAGTAATAATTATTCCTTTGATATATTAATTTTTTTCTTTCTCCTTTTAGAAAATTTACTTTTCGTTAAATTTTTCAATATTTTTTTAAATGATTATCAACTTTTAAATCTTGTGATATTTTTTGAATTTTTGTTGTTAAGGAGTGGCTAATTGTCGATGTTTTATTGTTCTTATCGAAATCTTTTATTTTCAATTTTTTAAAGAAATTAAAAATTGAAATAAAGAATCTTTCAACTATATAAATATAAATATAAATATATAAAAATGAGTTCAAAGCAAAAGAAGATAGCTATTGTGGATAAAGACAAATGTAAACCACATAAATGCAATAAAGAGTGTAAAAACAAATGTCCCGTGGAAAAAATGGGTATTGAATGTGTAACTATTGAAACTGAAATTTCAGATATAGAAAATATTGTGATTAGTTCAAAAAAAAATAATAAATTAAAAAAAAGTCAATTAGAATCAAGTAATAAAAATCAACTTAAGAGAAAATATGCAAAAATCAACGAATCAACATGTACTGGATGTAAAATTTGTACTAATGTGTGTCCATTTAATGCAATTAAAATAATACAATTACCGAGTGAAATTAAAGGTAATATTATTCATCGTTATAATAAAAATGGTTTTAGATTGTATAAATTACCAATAATAAAACAAAATCAAGTTTTAGGTCTTTTATCTCCTAATGGTATGGGAAAATGTTTAGATGAAAATCAACCTGTGTTACTATATAATGGGGAAATCAAAAAAGCAAAAGACATTTTAATAACAGATACACTAATGGGCGATGATTCAACACCGAGACATATATTGTCATTAACATCAGGTGAAGATGATATGTTTGAAATAATTCCTTCTCAAGGAAGAAGTTACAAAGTTAATAGTCAACATATTCTAACTATTTTGCCAATAAAACCTTATATTAGAATTTCCAGAAAAAAAAAATCATACAAAGTTTACTGGATTAATTATGACAAAATTACTAGTAACACATTCAAAACTAAAACAGAAGCCAAAAATTTTATAAAAACAATAAATACGAATCCAATAGACATGCCAGTTAGTGATTTTATAAATACAACTAGATTGTATAAAAGATATGTTTATGGTTATCGTGTGGCGGTGAATTTTAACAATAATGATTTTAGTCTTCCATTTGATCCATATTTTTTGGGTTATTGGTTGGGAAATAGACATGCAACTGAGTCAAATATGATAATATTAGACGCGAAAATTTTAAGAAAACTAAATGAATGTCTCGAAAAACATGATTTAATTTTAAAAAAAACTGAAGATGAATACAAATATTCAATACAAAATTTAAAAGATATTAAAGAAAAAAATCATTTTGAAAAAATTTTAACTGATTTAAATCTTGTAAACAATAAACATATACCACATATATATAAAACTTGCTCACGACAAAATAGACTACAACTTTTATCAGGTTTAATTGATTCTAACACTTTAAATGGCAATATAAGACTTGTAATGTATAACAGAAATAAAATATTGGCAGAAGATATCGAATATGTATCTTTATCATTAGGTTTTGTAACCATAATAAAATCATCTGAAGAAGTTGGAAATCCCATGTATAAAATTTCTATTTTAGGAGATATTTTAAAAGAATTACAACTATTTTCTGGGAAAGGATTTGGAGTTATATATACTAAGAAACCATTATTAAATAATCTAAAAGTTAAATATATAGGAAAAGGTCGCTATCACGGCTTTCAAATATCAGGAAATGGTAGATTTTTACTATCTGATTTTACAGTAACTCATAATTCAACAATACTACAAATTTTATCGAAAAGTATCGAACCAAATTTTGAAATATTTGATAAAAAATTCGAAAAAAAAGAAATATTATCTAAATTTAAAGGTACTGAATTACACAAATATTTTTCAAGATTGTACAATAGTGAATTATCAACGTCGGTAAAACATCAGCATGTCGAATTATTAATAAAATATTTATCTTTTAAAAAATTAGATCCAACAATTAAAACATACTTATTCGAAAAATCATCTTATAAAGAAGATGATGAGTTTTATAAATATGTTATTGAAACTTTAGAATTAAATAATATTTATGATTCTAAAGTCAAAACACTATCTGGCGGAGAATTACAACGTGTTGTGTGTGCATCAACATTATTAAAAAAAGCAGATGTTTATATATTTGATGAACCAACTAATTATCTTGACATAAAACAAAGGCTAAATGTAGCTAGATTAATCAGATCTTTAAGCAAACCAAATATTTATGTAATAGTAATAGATCATGATATTAGCATACTTGATTATTTAGCAGATTATATATGTATATTATATGGGACGCCTGGAGCATTCGGAATTGTGTCAAATCCAATTGCAACAGCAAATGCAATAAATATATATTTTGATGGATATATTCCTTCTGAAAATATGAGGTTTAGAGAAACTGCATATTCTTTTAAGGAACTAAACGAAATAATTTCTTCAATTGAAATTACTAATCAAAAGGATGAAATTACAAGTTATGTTAAGTATCCAAAAACCGATATTATATATCCCAATTTCCATTTAACAATAAAAGAAGGGAATAATATCAAGGAACCAAGTATTACTATAATTTTAGGCTGCAATGGTAGTGGAAAAACAAGTTTTATTAATTATATTGCAAAAACATTAGAAACAACAATTAGTTGCAAACCACAATATATTGACAAAATAGATCAATTTAAAATTAGTGGTTCATATCCAACTGTTGATGAATTTTTAAATAAAGAAATACAAACATCATATTATGACGATATGTTTAGATCAGATGTTGTAAAACCATTAAATATACATGAAATAAAAAATAGAAAACTAAATCAATTAAGTGGAGGAGAATTACAAAAAGTATGGTTGATATATTGTTTAGGCAAACCAAGTAAAATCTATTTAATAGATGAACCAAGTTCTTGCCTAGATTGTGAACAAAGAGTAATAGTTACAAAGATAATAAAAAAATTTATGATTCACAATAAAAAAATAGGATTTATTGTGGAACATGATTTAACAATGGCAGTTTCATTAGCTCAAGATTACGAATCAAATATTATTGTTATGGAAAATGTAGGAGAAAGAAAATTTGTGTCATCAGAACCTCTTTATTTTAAAGAAGGGATTAATAGATTTTTAAAAATTATGAATGTTACAATAAGAACAGAAACTGTGAATAATAACAATAGACCTAGAATTAATAAAATAAATTCCACCAAAGATCGAGAACAGAAATTAACGAGTAATTATTATTTATGAAATAAATTATTAAATTTCTTTTCCATATAAACATTCATATCTATATCTTTTTCAATATTATTTCTAAAATAATCATATGTTTCATTATTAAATGCTTCATAAAAATCTTTCCTTCCGAATTTTATTCTTAATGGTGATCTAAATAAAGGACAAGATGAATATACTATTTCAATTGGACCAAAAAAAGTTCTTAAAATTTCCGTAATTTCTTTATTTTTGTATTTGCAAGTTGCCAAAGCATATTTATCTGCTGCTTTGTGTTTAATAATATCATTATTATATAACCACCAATCATTAACAGTTTTATTTTTAAATTCCTCGAGTGTTATATTTAATTTGTTTGCTTGATGTGTTCCTAAATCATGTTCCATCGCCTCATAAAAACTTAACAAAGATCTAACATTATTAATTGGTCCACCCATTGAGATGGTCATTTGGTGTTGCATTAATACTGATCCTACTAGGATATAACGTTCAGGACAATATTGAAATATAACAAATGCCATTGATATTGCAATATCAGCAATACATTTAATTTTTTTACCTTTTTTTTCTGCTGTTGTGATATGTCTTACAATTTCCATACCACTAGTTACCGATCCACCACCTGATGATATAAAAACATTAATTTGGGGTTGTTTTAACAGTTTATTAAATGAATTTCCAAATTGAGTAGCAGTTTCACCAGTTATTTTTCCCCTAATAGTTACTGTATTTTTTTCATTCATAGTAATTTTATTTGCGTTATTTAGCCTTATGTCAGATGAAATTAGATTTGCACTTATATTATTAAATAATAAAGCTACATATAAAAAAATCTTTAGAATGCGACTAATCATTTAGTACTAATATTAAATATGATTATTTATTTAAATATTTTTAAAAAAATTTATTTCTTTCTTTCTTGTAACCTTGACCCCTTATTAATTTAGGTGGATCAGGAATATTATCATCATCTTTTGATTTGTTTTCTAGCTTTGGTTTATTAATATATTTAGCTGATTCATTTTTAGTCTTATTTTTCAATATGCAGTTACCCATTACTTTTATATTATTATAATTATAATAAATGTATCTAAAATTATTTTCAATTTTTTTATGTGAAAAAATGAAAAAAATAATAATACATAATATATTATGCAAGATATGGATTTATATCCAAATAAATGTCTGACTATATTCAAATATGAATATCAAATAAATAAACAAATTGAAGATAATTACATGACTTTATTAAAAATAAATAATAATATAAAAATAAATTCTATTAATTATATAAAATTTATTAAAAATT